CTCAAATCAGAAATGACTGAATCGTTCCTCTCTGGTATGAGGGAACTTTTTGAAGCACATTATGTTTCCATCCCTGAAGATAGATACAATGTTGTCGAGAGTATGGTAGAAAAACTTGATGAAATGGAGACTAAACTCAACGAGCAGATCGAAAGAAATGTCTCCCTGAACAAACGACTTGCTGAGTCGGTTGCCGATGGGATCGTATCTGAAATTGCTGAGGGTCTTGCCCTTAGCCAAAAAGAGAAGCTCGCCCAACTCGCCGAGAGTGTTGAGTTTGAAAGTGAAGAATCATATCGTGAAAAACTGGAAACTCTGAAGGAGTCATACTTCGGTCAGAGAGTTCAGAAAGAGACTTCAGATCAGGTGCTGAACGAAGAAGCCCCCAGTTTTTACACTGGTGCAATGGGCCAATACCTGAGTATCCTGGATCAAGTCGCTAAAAAGTGAATTTAAGATTATCAAACACAAAAACACTTACCCATAGGTAAAAGCAAATGTTCCAATCTGAACATCTGCAGGAGAAGTGGGCCCCTCTGCTTAATCATGCTGGCCTTGGTGAAATCAAGGACTCCCATCGTAGAGCGGTAACCGCTTGCCTGTTAGAAAACCAAGAGCGCTTTATGCGCGAAGAAAGAGAATTCCTTTTTGAAGGACCAACCAACTCAGGAAACGCTGCCGGTTCTGGCGGTGGTTTCAGTGGTAGCGCTACCGCTGCTGGACCTGTTGCTGGTTTTGATCCTGTTCTGATCTCCCTGATCAGACGTTCAATGCCTAATCTGATCGCCTACGATGTCGCTGGCGTTCAACCAATGAATGGTCCTACTGGACTCATTTTTGCGATGCGTTCACGTTATACCAACCAGTCTGGAACTGAAAGCTTCTTCGACGAGCCCAATTCCGCCTTCTCAGGCCAAGACGCTGGTCTTGATCTGACCGCTGGTTTCAGTTCAGCTAATGCTGGTTTCGGTACCACAACACAGGCGGGTACTAACCCCTCTGTTCTTGGTTCAACCAATTCCCTTCAAGAAGCCTACAACGTAGGTCAAGGGATGGTCACAGGTGATGCTGAGAATCTGGATGGCAATAGTACTAATGCCTTCCGTGAGATGGCGTTCTCGATCGAGAAAGTCACCGTTACCGCTAAGTCACGTGCCCTGAAGGCTGAGTACTCCCTGGAACTCGCCCAAGACCTTAAGGCCATTCACGGTCTGAATGCTGAAGCCGAACTGGCGAACATTCTGTCCACTGAAATTCTGGCTGAAATTAACAGAGAAGTCATCCGTACCATCTACAAAGTTGCTGAGTCTGGTGCTCAGGCTAACGTTGCTACCGCTGGTACATTTGACCTTGACGTTGACTCCAACGGTCGTTGGTCGGTAGAGAAGTTCAAGGGTCTGCTCTTCCAGATTGAAAGAGACGCTAACGCGATCGCCCAAAGAACCCGTAGAGGAAAGGGCAACATCATCGTAACATCCGCTGACGTTGCTTCTGCCCTGACTATGGCTGGTGTTCTGGACTACACCCCTGCACTCAACGTAAACCTGAACGTTGATGACACTGGCAACACCTTTGCCGGCACCATCAATGGTAAGTATCGTGTATACATCGATCCTTATGCCGCTTCGGGTGGTGCTGAGGCCAACCACTACTATGTCGTTGGTTATAAGGGTTCTAGCCCTTATGATGCAGGTCTGTTCTATTGCCCTTATGTACCTCTGCAGATGGTACGTGCCGTTGGTGAGAACAGCTTCCAGCCTAAGATCGGATTCAAGACCCGTTATGGTATGGTTGCTAACCCCTTCGCTGAGGGAACCACTCAGGGTCTGGGTGCTCTTAACAAAAACGCCAACCGTTACTACAGAAGAGTTAAGGTTACCAACCTTATGTGACCTAAATACTTCCTGTGTGAAGGAAGTGTTGAGGGGACCGAAAGGTCCCCTTTTTTTCTAAATACAAATAAAACAATGAAAACATTCAAAGATTTTCTAGAACAAGTTGCACCTGGAAGAACCTCTCTTCCTTTAGATTTGAGAACTTTGAAACAAAAACAAGATGATGTTAAGAGAATTGGTCGTATGATAAAAAGTCAAGGTATCGAAAAAATCTCACCAGACTAATGAAAACATTCAAAGAATTTTGCGAAGCCGCAGGGGATCCAATCGGATCAAGTCAAGTAATTAAACTTGATGCAGAGGCTCAAAGAAATTTAAGAAATGCTGCCACACCCTCTGGTCCACCACCAATGAGACCAGTTAAACGTGACAGATTTGCTGATAAAGTTCGTACATATATGAATAACACTATCTTCTCACCGATGTAAAATGGCTGGTAATCCTTGTTTAGAACAGGTATCAAATAGAAATTTTCTTTCACCTGTCGGATTCAAATTAAAAATTAATAAGTGCCCGAAGGTTGATTTTTTGGCAGTTGCAGCTAATCTGCCAGGATTGACACTTGGAACTGCACTACAACCTAACTATCTGAAAGATATTGATGTGCCTGGTGATAAATTAATCTATGATGATTTTCGTGTCAATTTTATCGTTGATGAAGATCTAGAAAATTATTCTCAGATTTACAAGTGGATGATTGGTTTGGGATATCCGAATAGCCAAAAAGATTTTGTTGATATGAAATTAGAGGATGAATATTACCCCAAAGTATCAGATAGAGAAAATCCATACGCTGAATTTTCTGACGGAACATTACAAATTCTGAATAGTAATCTAAGACCCCAAGCATATGTTAAAATAGAGGGTATGTTCCCTGTTGCACTCTCTAGTTTGGATTTTGATGCAACACAAAATGATATTCAATACTTTACCGCATCGGTGACATTTAAATATCTGATCTTCCAACTTCTTGATAAAAACTTTGTTGAAGTATGAACCTTGAGACAATTCAGGAAATGTGGGAGAGAGACTCCCAGATAGATCCTGATGAGTTGCACACCGCCTCACTGGCGGTGCCTTCGTTGCACTCTAAATATTATCAGCTATTCAATGATCTAAGACTTCTTCGTGCAAGAGCCAAGAAGAAGCACCAATGTATTCTCCACGAACGTCATCTTTATTATTCTGGAAAGGCTGAACCCGAAATCTATGTTAATGATCCTTTTCCTTACAAAGTAAGGGAGAAAGATTCGTTACAAAGATATTTGGATGCAGATAAAAAACTGATTGAATCTGAACTCAAAATTGAGTATTACAATACGATGATTGAATTTTTGGAGAACATTATCAAAACGATTCAAAACAGAACGTTTCAGATCAAGAATGCTATCGAGTGGCAGAAGTTTATTCGTGGATATGATTAGTATTTCCAAAAAGAATGAAGTATATCTAAAGATTGAGGCTGATCCTCACGTCTATTATGAACTTAGTGATGAATTCACGTTCGATGTGCCTGGGGCTAAGTTCATGCCTCAGTATCGTAACAGGTATTGGGATGGTAAGATAAGATTATTTAATCAAACAAGTGGTGAAATCTACGTCGGTCTTCTTGACAAAATTGTATCCTTCTGTCGAAGATACGACTACGACTACGAATTCTTAAACAACAAGTATTACGGCACTCCCTTTGAAGTCAATGAAATGATTTCAAAGGAGGGTGTGCAAGATTATATGAACTCTATTTGTTCTCATTCACCCAGAGAGTATCAAGTGGAGGGAGTATACGATGCTCTAAAACATAACAGAAAACTATTAATATCACCGACTGCCTCAGGAAAGTCTTTGATGATTTACACTCTTGTGCGGTACTATATTGATAAAGGACAAAGAATCCTTCTAGTTGTTCCAACGACATCTCTTGTAGAACAGATGTATAAGGACTTTGAGGACTATGGTTGGGATTCTGAGTCATACTGCCACAAGGTCTATTCTGGTAAAGAGAAAGAAGACGATCGACCAGTTACTATTACAACTTGGCAATCAGTGTACAAACTTGATCGCAAATTTTTTGAGAAGTATAACGTAGTAATTGGAGACGAGGCGCACCTTTTCAAAAGTAAATCATTAGTCAATATTATGACTAAACTTCATCACGCGAAGTATCGTTTTGGATTCACTGGAACATTGGATGGTACACAAACACACAAGTGGGTATTAGAGGGATTGTTTGGTCCAGCTTATAAAATCATTCGAACAGATGAATTAATCGAAAAAGGCCACCTAGCTAAATTAGACATTAAGATACTTTTACTCAAACATAAACCACAGAAGTTTGAAACATTTGAAGATGAAGTTCAATTTATCATCCAAAACGAACAGAGAAATAAATTTATTCGTAATCTTGTTAGAGACTTACAAGGCAACACACTAGTTCTTTATAGTCGCGTAGAGACTCACGGAGAGGTAATTTACGATCTCATAAATAATTGTAACGATGAACGAAAAGTCTTTTTTGTTCACGGTGGAGTTGATGCAGAGGAAAGAGAAGAAATAAGAGCTATCACTGAAAGGGAAAATAATGCAATCATTGTTGCTTCATACGGAACTTTCTCAACTGGCATCAACATCAAGAACCTTCACAACGTAGTTTTTGCATCACCCAGTAAATCAAGGGTTAGAAATCTGCAATCCATAGGAAGAGTTTTACGTAAAAGTAATAGTAAAACAAAAGCCACTCTTTACGATATTGCAGATGATACAACATATGGTTCTAGAAAAAATTATACCTTGAATCATCTCATTGAGAGAGTAAAAATCTATAATGAAGAGAACTTTAACTATGAAATAATTCCTATCAAAATGGGGCAACTATGAAAGATATGTACGCAATCATAAAATTAGTCAGTGGAGAAGAGGTATTTGCACAAGTAGAAGAATTTTACGATGATGATGTAAAAGCCATTCTCGCCATTGATCCTTGCATTATCAAAGAAATACCATCAAGAAGGCAGAACTTTAGTTACTATAAAGTAGATGCCTGGATGAAAATGAGTGATGATCGTATTCATTGTATTGAACTAAAACACGTAATTTATTACACTAGATGTGACAATCATGAACTGATTGGTGCATACAAGAAGTGGGTAAGGTCTCTAAATAAGGACGATGAAGAAGATACTACACCTGTTAAGGTTGGAGTCTCTACTCATCTAGGGTATGTTTCTTCTGTCGAAGAGGCTAGAGATAGCTTAGAAAAGATCTTTAAGCTGTAGAGCCATTTTTTCAACCCTGACAGAGTTATTATACAGAGATTTGACAGCCTTGTCAAGCATCAAACATTTTGATATAATGTTAAGGTGATTATAAAAAGGGTCGATATGTACGCCGTAATGATGACAAAAAGACGCAGATCAGAACACTACGTCAACAACAAAGATTTTCTTGCAGCCATTGTTGAATACAAGGCTAACGTTCGCCGTGCACAAGAACAGGGTGAACCTAAACCACGTATCACAAATTATCTTGGCGAATGTTTTCTAAAGATCGCAACTCATTTATCCTATAAGCCAAACTTCGTGAACTATATGTTCAAGGATGATATGATTTGTGATGGGATTGAAAACTGCGTTCAATACATCAATAACTTCGATCCAGAAAAATCTTCTAATCCGTTTGCTTACTTTACTCAGATTATTCACTACGCATTTCTGAGAAGAATTCAAAAGGAGAAGAAGCAACTTGAGATTAAGTCAAAAATTATTGAAAGAAGTGGGTATAGTGAAGTGTTCTCAGATGATGGTATGATGGCTGGAACTGAGAGTGACTACAACACAATCAAGGACAACATTAACTATCGGTACAATTGATGATCTACATTGGAGTTAAATCGTGAAAGTTGCAATCATCACAGATCAACACTTTGGTGCTCGTAAAGCTTCAAAACTCTTTCATGAATTCTTTCTTAGATTTTACAATGAAGTATTCTTTCCCACTCTAGAACGTGAAGGTATCACCACAGTCATTGATATGGGTGATACCTTTGATAGTCGTAGAGGTATTGACTTCTGGGCTTTAGATTGGGCAAAAGAAAATTACTATGATCGTCTTCAAAAGATGGGTGTCACTGTTCATACGATCATTGGTAACCATACTGCATATTATAAAAATACTAACGATATCAATGCAATCTCTCTTCTTCTGAGAGAGTATGAAAACGTCATCTGTTATTCAAGAGCCACTGAAGTCAAGTTTGATAAACGCAATATTCTTTTCATCCCTTGGATCAACCAAGAGAACGAATCTGAGACAAATGATCTGATCAAAAAGTCAAAATCAAAATGTGTGATTGGTCACCTTGAACTCAAGGGATTTAATGCAAACAAGTTAGTGGTGATGGATCACGGTGCCGATAGTGATGTTTACAAAAAGTTTGATCTAGTATTGTCGGGTCACTATCATACTAGAAGTTGTAAAAACAATATTCGTTATCTGGGTAATCCCTACGAATTGTATTGGAGTGATGTTGATGACCCAAGAGGATTCCATATCTTTGACACCGAAACCTTAGAGATCACTCCTGTCAATAATCCATTCAAGATGTTTTACAACATCTACTATGAGGATACCCCTCACCAACTTCTAAAATCAGTTGATTACAGTGACAAGATTGTAAAAGTTGTTGTCCGCAAAAAATCAGACCCACTTCAATTCGAAAAGTTTATTGATAAACTTTACAAGTCAAATGTACACGAACTGAAAATAGTTGAGAACTTTGACTTTGCAGGTGTTTATGACACTGAGGATTTGGAGAGTGATGAATCTGAGGATACTGTTAGTATTTTGAATAGATATATTGATGAAGCTGAAGTTGAAATGGACAAAGCAATGTTAAAAAATATTCTCAAGGAAGTTTACATCGAAGCTTGTGAGGCTGACTGATGTACATTCTCACCATCGATGGTAGAGAGGATCAAGGGGCTTATGCCGTTGAGAACGAAGATGGTGATAAAGTACTTTTTATTTTTGAAGAAGAGGATGATGCAGAAAGATATGCAATGATGTTGACCCTATCAGATGACACTTATAAAAGACTTCAGGTTATAGAAATTGATGAAGACCTTGCCATAAAGGCGTGTGAGTCTTATGATTATCCATATGTTGTAATTCAGTCCAACGACTTGGTGATTCCAAAAGATTATGATAAGATTTAAAAACATTCGATGGAAGAACTTTCTTTCTACTGGAAATCATTGGACAGAAGTTAGTCTTGACAAGAATGAAACGACTCTGATCATCGGAACGAATGGTGCAGGCAAGTCCACCATTTTGGATGCGTTGACATTTGTGTTGTTCAACAAACCATTTCGTAAAATTAACAAACCTCAACTGATTAATTCTACGAATGAAAAGGACTGTAAGGTAGAGATTGAATTTGATATTGGAACCAGAGATTACAAAGTTGTCCGTGGTATCAAACCATCTCTGTTTGAGATCTGGGTAGATGATAAGATGTTGAATCAAGACTCCGCATCTACCGATCAACAAAAATATCTTGAGAATAACATCCTTAAGTTGAACTATAAATCGTTCACACAGATTGTGATTCTAGGATCTTCAACCTTTGTTCCTTTTATGCAACTTCCTGCAGCCAGTCGTAGAGAGGTGATTGAGGATATTCTTGATATTCGTATCTTTTCTGCAATGAACTCTGTGATCAAAGATAAGATTCGTCAAGAGAGAGATGAGATCAAAGTCTTAGAACTGAAGAAAGATGGTCTTGCTGATAAAGTGGATATGCAACGGGGATTTATCGAAGAGTTAGAGTGTCGTGGAAACGCCAATATCAATGACAAGAAAGAAAAGATCGCCAATATCACAGACCAAATTGGCGTTTATATGAAAGAGAATGCAACTTTAGAAGAGGATGTGTTCAAGTTCACTAGTGAACAGAGTATTGTTTGTGGTGCAGACAAAAAGTTATTGAAGCTTAACAATCTTCGGGGTAAAATTACACAAAGGGTATCATCGTTATCCAAAGAGTTGGACTTCTTCAAAGAGAATACGGTTTGCCCGACTTGCACACAGACGATTGACGAATCGTTTCGCTTAAATAGAATCGAAGACGTTCAAGATAAAAATCAGGATCTCCAGAAAGGTTTGAAAGAACTTGAGGAGACCATACAGTTTGAACAAGAAAGAGAACGTCAATTTAGTGCTCTTTCTAGGGAGATTACAAAACTAACACATGACATTTCTCAAAACAATACTAAGATTTCTGGACTACAACGACAGGTCGGAGATCTGGGAACTGAAATTCAAACGATTGCCGATCAGTTACAGAACAGAAATACTGAACATGAGAAGTTAACTAAACTGCAGGAACAACTGAATAGTACATTTGATCAATTAGTAACCCGTAAGACGGAAGTAAATCACAAAGATTTCATTTATACCTTGTTGAAGGATGGTGGTGTAAAAACCAAGATTGTCAAAAAATATCTGCCGTTGATCAATAGACAGGTCAATCGGTATTTACAGATGATGGATTTTTACATCAACTTCAACTTGGATGAAGAGTTCAACGAAAAGATCAATTCACCCATTCACGAAGACTTCTCTTATGCAAGTTTTTCAGAGGGTGAGAAGATGCGTATCGATTTGGCTCTGTTGTTCACTTGGAGAGAGGTCGCCGCTTTCAAAAATTCCACGAACACAAATTTGTTGATTATGGATGAAGTCTTTGATAGTTCTCTTGATGGTTTCGGCACCGATGAATTTTTGAAGATTATTTGTTACGTCATCAAAGATGCCAACATTTTTGTCATCTCTCACAAGGACGGGCTGCAGGACAAATTCGCAAGTGTCATACAGTTTGAAAAAATCAAAGGTTTTTCATGTATGGTATCTACAGATGCCCAGGAATGATGCAAGTCCCCAACAGGTTCCACCACTCTAAGAAAGAACAGAAGGTTAGACTGAAACCTCAACAGTTGAGACAGTCTCGTGCACGTCTCAAGTTCTTAAAGAAGAAATTAAAAATAAATACTTAAAAATCGTATTGCAATGATCGCGTTCCAAGATCTGTTAGAGAGAACATATGCTTCACAAGGAGCTGCAAGGGATCCTTGGAAACAGTTTCCTAAGAAGCCCCAACCACAACAGGGTCTTCCTAAAGAAGGTCCCTCAAGTCGTCTTCCTAACAGGGTTCTTCCTCCTGCTGTCGGTACCAGCGGTAGTTCACAAACTGGATTTGCATCCAGAGTAAACGCATCTAGATCTTCAAGTCCTAATAATTACAGACCTGGTGCAACTGTTCGTGCGACCGGCCCTAATATGGATAAGTTTCCTCAGTTGCAGAGATTTACAAATCAAGGCACGAATGTTTTACAACAAGTCTCTAAAGTTGCGGCCGCCGCCAGAGCTTTAAGAACTGCAACTCCACTTGGTGCTGCAGCTGCGGTGTTGAGTCCTACACCCACAGGTGACGCAACCCTCACTGGTGCATTAAAAAGAGGTGACTATAAACCAAAACAAGGGCCAAGAGGTGAAGATGAAGGTCTGACAAGAGCTCAGTCATTTGATAAAGCTTTCAAGTCAGCAAGACGTGCAGGGAAGTCTGGATTTGAATGGAGAGGTGGTACGTACACTACAAAGGTCAAGTGATGGACAGTTGAGAAACTGGCCACAAGACCCCTGGCGACCCTGCCAGGGGTTTTATAATATGTGCATACTGAAAGAGTCCTATGTCCGTCCGTTTTGAGATCAAAGATCAACTTGCACGACTTCTTGCTCAGGAAGATCTCATCGTCGAACACAAGAATGTTGAGACCGCTTCCTTCGATGTAGATCGTCGTGTCTTGGTTCTTCCATTGTGGGAAAGGGCTTCATCTGAAGTCTATGATATGTTAGTTGGACACGAAGTTGGTCACGCATTGTATACTCCCAACGAAGACTTCTCTGCACTCAAAGCTCCGAAATGTTACCTCAATGTTGTTGAGGATGCACGTATTGAAAAGTTGATCAAACGTCGTTACCGTGGTCTTGGTAAGTATTTCATTCGCGCATACAAAGAACTCAATGAACAAGACTTCTTCGGTACCGCAGGGTGCGATTTGACTAAGTTCTCTTTCATTGATCGTATCAATCTCTTTTTCAAGGGTAATGATGAGATTCGATTCTCTGAGCAAGAGATGGTTTACGTTAGAAAGGTCGCTGATGTGATGACCTTTGAGGAAACTTGTCGTCTTGCTGAAGAAATTTATCAGTTTGCTCAGGAAGAAAAGGAGAACCAAGAACAACTTCCCGATGCCAACTTCAAAGGTGAAAGTCAACCTGGTTCTGGTGATCTGACACAAGATTCTGAAGAGTCCGACGATGAAGAGTCTGAAGAGTCTCAGTCTGGTGAATCTTATGGTGGTACGGCTGACAAGTCTGGTTCCAAATTTGATACCCCTGGTGATCACTCCTCTTACGAAGAGGGTGTAACGATGGAAAACTTTGAGGAAAAGATTGAAAATCTTCGGGGTCACGATACCCGTGAGACTTGTTATGTTGAGATTCCCAAGGTTAATCTCAACACTGTCGTCGTTCCTTATCAGGAAGTATGGAAAGTGCACGACAAAGAACGTGAAACCTTGGCCAAACGTGATGCACAACACGGTTACAGCTATGATCGCACATCTTACTATCGGGATGAGTATCGTAAGTTCAAAAAGTCTGCTCAGAAAGAAGTGAGTTATCTGGTCAAAGAGTTTGAGTGCCGCAAGTCTGCTGCTTCTTATGCACGTGCCAACACCTCTAGGACTGGAGTTCTTGACACATCTAAACTTCACACTTACAAATTCAGTGAGGATCTTTTTAAAAAGATCACTGTGTTACCAGATGGTAAGAATCACGGGTTGATCTTTGTCCTTGACTGGTCTGGTTCTATGTCTGCGGTTCTCAAAGATACTGTCAAACAACTTCTGAATCTGGTTTGGTTCTGTCGTAAGGCGAACATTCCATTTGAGGTCTTTGCTTTTACAAATGACTGGCTGCGTAATGGTGTCAATCTCCCATACATCTATCCTGGTGATTCTATTCATCAAGATTTTAAAGTCAACGATTTTGTGGTTTCCTCAAGTTTCAATATGATGACTTTCTTGTCCAGTCAAGCTTCTGCTAAAGAATTTGAACACCACTGTGAGAATCTCTTTGTTCTTGCCTGTACTCAAGATGGAATGTATCAACTTGGTCTGTCTGGTACACCTCTGAATGAAGCTCTGATCACTCTTCACCAACTCATTCCCGATTTCAAGAAACGTTATGGTGTTGAGAAACTGAATACCATTGTTCTTACGGATGGTGAAGCCCAATACATTCCTTACTTCGTTAGTTTTCAACGCAAGGATGGTGAAGAGGTTCACGGTTACAATAATATTTCTGCTAACACTTGTCTCCGTGATCGTAAACTTGGTCGTGTCTACAACTTCTCTGATCGATATTTTGGTCTGACTCAAACTCTTCTGAGTAATCTGACTGAAAAATTTGGAGATGTAAACTTTATCGGCATTCGTCTTCTGTCTGGTTCGGAGTTGCGTCGATTTCTTGATCGTAATCTCAATCAAAATGAGGTTTATGACGTTATGTTAAAGTGGAAAAAGGACAAGTCTGTCGCACTCAACGATATGGGTTATACTAAGTTCTTCGCAATGTCATCTCAGTCACTCTCTAATGATACTGATTTTCAAGTACAAGAAGATGCTAGTAAGTCTCAAATCAAGTCTGCTTTCATCAAATCTCTCAACTCTAAAAAGTTGAACAAGAAAGTTCTATCACAGTTTATGGAGTTAGTTGCGTGAACATTTTTGCTACAGATCAGTGCCCGCGATTGTCGGCGCAAGTTTTGCCAGACAAACATATTGTTAAAATGCCATTGGAGAGTTGTCAAATGATCTCCATTATTTTTTCTTCTTGGTATTATGACTGGGGTCAAATTCACAAAGTTGATGGAGAACCATACAATACTAAGAAGGGTGCGTTTCGTAATCATCCTTGCACTCAATGGGCTGGACAAAATCAATTCAACACAGCTTGGTTGATTACCCACGGTATTGCACTCTCTACAGAATATACACATCGATATGGTAAAGTTCATTCGTGCAATAAAACACTCTTTGAAGCTAAACAACTGTTTCATCGCAAGACTGGTAAAGACATTACTTGTCACAGTATGGCGGATAAGTTTGCACGTGCAATGCCCGATGAGTATAAGTATGATACAAATATAGATACTTTTGATGCCTACAAAATGTACGTCGCATCGAAACCCTGGGTTTCAACCAATTATCTCAAGTGTCCTGACAGAAAGCCTTGGTGGATTGAATGAAAAGTTATCCCACAAAACTTGATAACCCTTACCTTGTAAGAGTCACTGTAAATAAAAACACGTGGGGTATCTATCGTAGAGATCCGTATCAAAAACTTGCAGAGTTTGGATCTGAGTTTGAAGCCTATTCAGCAAGACGTGCACTTATAGACTTTGAAAATGACCAAACTTGATAGACATTGTTATGACAAAATTAACAATGAATGGGTTATTATAAAAACGTATACACTTGAATATCAAAAGATTCCTTACAACATTGCAACTATTCTTGAGTGTTCTAGAAGACTTCGACAAGTTCTCACACCAGATCTTTTAACAAAGAAGTATCGACTGGAAAACGAAACGAATCCGATGTATGGGCATTG